GATAGTGTGGTTAAACGTTTCAGTAGGGTAATAAATAATCAATAAGGAGATATTATGGACGCAAGACAATTCATTGATTTGGTAGGTGCAGGACAATCCGCTGAAGCTAGAGATGCATTAGAAGAATTACTTTCTTCTTCCGCATTTGAAAAATTAGAAGCTAAGAAACAAGAAATGGCTTCTACTATTTTTACTGGTAAAGAAGAAGAACCTGCTGAAGAACAAAACGTCAATACTGAAACTGAACAACAATAATGAAAAATTTACAAGAGTTTAGAATCGTTGAAGAAGAAAAACAGGACTATTCAAAGTTCGATGCTTTAGTTCGTGCCGGTTTAGGTAACAAAGCACAGATTCAACGTATGCATCAAATTCTTGCAAAGATGGGTGAAGAAAAACCTCAATTTACTAATGCTGACAGAACGATTATACAAAATCTTTTCAACAAGATGGTTGAATTGATTACAAATAATCCACAAATGTTTCGTCAAGCTAGAAAGTCTGTCAGTGAAGGTGTTGTTGATACCGCAGATTATAAGTTAAGTGCATCTGGTAAAAAAGTCAGAGCGCATAGAGTGGTTCTTGATAAAGAAGATGAAGAAGAAAGAAAAGAAAAAGAAGAAATGAAAGAAGAAGTTTCTTTAGAAGAAGCTGTTGTTTCAGAACCACCTTTCATTATTCTTTTGAAAAGAACCGCAGTTCGTCTATATCCAAACGGACTTAGAGTTGCAACATATACCAGCGACAAACTAAAAAGAGAATTTGCAATACCATTTGTCGGTAAAGAAGCAGGTCTAGTTCAATCGACTGAAGAATATCAACTTGAGTTAAATGACGGCACTATCATCACACTTGATGAAGAAACTGATATTGCTTTTGAAACTGTTTATGACAAACTCGATGAAGAAAATAAACAAAAGTTTTTTGAAATGTTATATGAATCAAAAGAGACATTTGAAAAACTAAAAGAATTCGTTCTCAATAAGCAATGAGATTAATAGATTTAATTATTGAGGGTAAACATTTAGAAGCGAAAGAATTTATATACTCTCGCTTGAATGAAGTCGCAGCAAAAAGATTAGAAGAAGAAAAGAGAATTATTGCGGCAGATATATATGAAGATGTGGATTTGGAAGATGATTCTTTAAACGAAGCAAACATTGTTCGTCAAGGAAGAATACAAAAAATTCGCCGCAGAATTAGAAGAAATGCTAAAGGCAGAATCGTTGTACAACGAAATGTAAGACGTTCGGCCGTTAAAGGATATCGCATTTCAGGTAATACTTTGAAAAGAATACCTGCAATGCAAAGAATACAAAAAGCTAGAAAGCTAAAGAGATACTGGAAAACAAAAGGCAGAGCAAAGTTGAATAGAACTCTATTGAAAAGAAAAATGTCTATGCGCCGCCGCAAATCAATGGGAATAAAATAACATGCCATTTGAAATTATAAATTCAAAGCGTTCAAAATCGGTTATTCGTATAACTGGTAATACTGCTACACGAATAAATTTAAACCAACTGTCGACCAACACTCAAGTTGAATTGATTACTGGTGCTTCTATTACACATTTAACTTCTTCTACTGATGGTAAATGGATTGTTTATAGAGGTAATGATGCAACAGGAGTGCCTGTTTTAAATTTGTTTGGTGAAAACGATTTACCTTTTGCACAATATGATGTAAGTATTGGTAACACTGCTTCAGCAAACATCTATGTAACAAATTCAGGCACAGACGGTACTTTGTTGTTGGTTGTAAGTAAGACTGCAACATTTACTGTTGATGCAGATACAGGAGCACCTCTATGAAATTAATCAGAGAAAATGTTGAAGAAGTTAAATACTTAACTGAGACAACAGAATCTGGAAAGAAAAACCTTTATATTGAAGGTGTTTTCTTGGTTGGCGAACAAGCTAACAGAAACCGCAGAATGTATAAAATCGATACACTACGCGAAGAAGTTACTCGTTACACAGACGAATACATTAAAAGCAATCGCGCATTAGGTGAACTTGGTCATCCAGACACACCATCTATCAATCTTGAAAGAGTTTGTATCAAGATTGAATCTCTAAGAGAAGATGACCAAAGTAGATTTATTGGTAAAGCAAGAGTTTTGGAAACACCATACGGTAATATTGTTAAGAACTTCATTGAATCTGGAGTTAGCCTAGGTGTTTCATCAAGAGGTATGGGTTCTTTGTTGCCTGGAGATAATGGCATTAGCATTGTAGCTGATGACTTTAGACTAGCAACGGCTGCTGACGTTGTAGCTGACCCATCTGCTCCAGGTGCTTTCGTGAATGGTATCATGGAAAATAAAGAATGGCTTTTCGTTGAAGGCCGTTTTGTTGAGGTAGATATTGAAAGAGCAAAGCAGCAAATTCGCAAAGCCTCAAGCAAAGAAATAGAACAAGTGGCATATCGCCTCTTTGAAAACTTTATTTCGAAACTTTAATAATTATAAATAAATAACACAAAAGGAGATTCCTAATGGCTAAAAATAAACTTTTTGAGGCTGCCGCAGAAATTCTAGCCGCTGGTAAAGGCAAGAACGCTATGCCTGCTGAAAAGTTGGAAGGCGAAATTCAAGTTGCTGGCGGACCAACCCCAGAAAATGCAAAGCCTGATGACGATTCACACAAGATGACATTCATGTCTAAGAGCGCAACTGCTCCTACCACAAAGCCTTCCGCTGCATCTGCAAAGATGGAAGAAGAACAAAAAGATGGTGAAGTTGTTGCTGAAGAAAAAGTAGACCTAACTGCCGATGTTGATTCATTGTTTGCAGATGATTCTACTATTTCAGAAGAATTCAAAGGCAAAGTTAAAACTATTTTCGAAGCTCGCGTTTACGATAAAGTAAAACAAATCGAAGAAGAAACTGAAGCCAAATATGCTTCTATGCTTGAAGAAGCTGTAGAAGCTGTTAAAAGCGATTTGACCGAAAAAGTTAATGACTATATCGGTTATGTTGTTGAGCAATGGATGGAAGAAAACCAGATTGCCATCGAAAAAGGCATCCGTTCTGAAATCACTGAAGATTTCATTAACGGCTTGCGTAACCTATTTGCGGAACATTACATTGATGTTCCATCTGAGAAAGTTGACCTCGTTGACGAATTGGCAGGTAAACTAGAAGAAGTTGAAGCCAAGCTAAACGAAGAAGTTGAGCGTAACGTTGAGTACCGTAAGGCACTCATCGAAGCATATAAGACCGAAGTTACACATGAAGTTTGCGAAGGTTTAACCGCGACACAAGCTGAAAAAATTAAAGCACTTGCAGAGAGTGTAGAATTTTCCACAGAGGAAGAATTCAAACAAAAGCTTGAGACAATTCGTGAAAACTATTTTCCTTCAGGTGTAAAGAAGGCTGACGAAGCTCAATTAAATGAACAAGTAGATGAAGAAAAGTCAGCAGTTGTATCTGATGCTTTCATGAACTCTATTGTTCAGTCAATTTCAAAAACAACCCGAATCTAATTTAATAATAACAAGGAGACATTAGATGTTTTTATCCGAAGAACTACAAAAGAAGTGGGCGCCTGTTCTAGAACATGCAGACCTACCAAAAATCAGCGACCCTTATAAGCGCGCTGTTACTGCACTTGTTCTTGAAAACCAAGTACAAGCAATGCAGAAAGAATCAGGCATCCTTAACGAAACTGCACCTACCAACTCTGCTGGTACAGGTGGTTTCGGTGCTAGTGCTACTTCTACTGGTCCAGTTGCAGGTTTCGACCCAATCTTAATCAGCTTGGTTCGCCGTTCGTTGCCTAACCTTATCGCTTACGATATCTGCGGTGTTCAGCCTATGACTGGACCTACAGGCATGATTTTTGCAATGCGTTCTATGTACGGTACTGACCGCGTTCCTTCAACCGGTTCTGAAGCTTTCTACAACGAAGCTAACACCGCTCACTCTGGCGCATCTGCTACTGTACAGCAAGCATTAGGTCTTAAGTCTGCTACCTCTGACCGTCCATTTGGTGTGTTTGATGCTAACACTGCTGCTGGTATGACAACCGCTGTTGCTGAAGATTTGACCCCTCTAGAAATGGGTTTCAGCATTGAGAAAGTTACTGTTACTGCAAGAACCCGTGCGTTGAAAGCAGAATACTCAATGGAACTTGCACAAGACTTGAAAGCTGTTCATGGTCTTGACGCAGAAACCGAATTGAGCAATATTCTTTCTACTGAGATTCTTGCTGAAATTAACCGTGAAATTCTACGTACCATTTACACCGTTTCTAAAGTTGGTTGCAAAACCGGTACTACTACAGTTGGTACATTCGACCTTGACACCGACTCTAACGGTCGTTGGATGGTTGAAAAAGTTAAAGGCTTGGCATTCCAAGTTGAGCGTGAAGCTAACCAAATCGCTAAGTTGACTCGTCGTGGTAAAGGTAACGTGATGATTTGCTCATCTGACGTTGCTTCTGCTCTAGCGATGGCTGGTATCCTTGACTACAACTCTGCTCTAGGTGGCCAAGTTAACCTAACCGTTGACGACACTGGCAACACTTTCGCAGGTACATTGTTCGGTCGTATCAAGGTCTATATCGACCCATACTTCCCAGCAGGTGCTACCTCTGAGTTCGCAGTTGTTGGCTTCAAAGGTTCTAATGCTTATGATGCTGGTCTATTCTACTGCCCATACGTTCCTCTACAAATGGTTCGTGCAGTTGACACCAACACCTTCCAGCCAAAGATTGGCTTCAAGACCCGTTACGGTCTAGTTGCTAACCCATTTGCTGAAGGTACCACTCAAGGTTCTGGTGCATTGACAGCTACAAGCAACAATTATTACAGAGCGTTCAAGATTTCGAACATCATGTAATTGAGCCTCCGCAAGAGAGGACTTTAAAGAGGAGCAGAAATGCTCCTCTTTTTTTATGCATAAATAATAACATGGCTAATATTCCAGTTCAAAACACTCCAGTAAATCAAAACTTTTTACATCCTAATAAGTTTCAATTTACTTTTAGTAGAGTACCAAATATCGAATACTTTTGTCAAGCTGTGACAGTACCAGGCATTTCTTTGGGTGAAATTCCAGTTGCAACACCTTTCGTTGAGAAATATTCTCCAGGTGAAAAAGCAATCTACGATATGATTAACGTGACGTTTGCTATTGATGAAGAAATGCGTTCATGGATTGAAATACACGATTGGATTCGTGCAATGACTTTTCCAGAATCTTATTCAGATTACAAACAATTGCCCAGACTGTCTAAGCCAGCAAACCCACCGCAACCGCAATTTTCGGATGCAACACTCACAGTTTATTCTTCCTCATTTAAACCATACTACAGGTTTAAATTCTATGATGTTTTCCCAACATCACT